CTAGAATGAGAAGGATTAGACGAGACGGTGTTGAACATTACATAACACTCTTGCCAACCACAGAGGCTTGGGGCGCATTCTTCGAAAAGGTGCGCTGGAAAGCCGCCTATAGTTGGGCAAGAAGTCTTAAGAAAAAGCTCATCCTTTGACCGGGTACGGCAACTCAAATACGTAGTGGGTATGCTTCCCACACTCATGTAAATACCTTACTAGGGTAACCACAAAGTGTCATGATTCCACGTGTGGAGGGGAATCCTAAAAAGGATCTGCCCTCCACAATCTAAGATGTTCACTCCTTAAAAAGTGGGTTTTATTATAATCTCTCTTTTCCTTGAGAGATATATGCACTTACGCTGCCATAAAGGTAATGGAAGCATAAATGCTCTGATTCCCGATAGCGGAATTGGTTGCCCAATATCCGTTGACACAGAAAACAGTGGTGCCAGTCTCCTGGTGGATAGGAAACACCATGTTGGTACCGGCAGGTCCGCTGGGTGAGTAAGCCGTAGTGGCTGTACCCAAATACTCCGTAGCAAGGGTGGTAGAATCAGGTGCTTGTGACAAGTACATGATCATATTCGACCCGTTTCCCGTGTTACGAGTTGAGAATGTGGCAATAACCAGCCAACATCCCCTCGGCACAATAAAGCCGCTTGTGGGACCTGAGGGTGCTGGATTGTTGATGGGGCCAGTCAGTATGCCCATAGGGTTGTAACTGAAAGCAGCTCCAGACAAGTCGAACGCTGTGGTAGCGGTGGTTCCGGAGAAAGCCAAAGGCTTGGAAACTTGCCAAAACGAGAACTGGTAGTTCGGGGGAGGCGTAATGTTTCCACCAGGACGAGGGTTCAACAAACGGACGGAGTAGGTGACCATGATCTGGCCAACCACTTCGCTCGTGACAGGAATTCCATCAACGCAGACGAATAAACGTCCCGCGTCGTAGGTCTTCATATCACCAGCAGGAACGACGGAATTTCGAGTGTATTTTCCACCCTGCATTGCTTCTTTGCAATTGATCACCAAACTCAAAGCCTGGTTGGCCATACCTTCCACGTGGGGCTGGGTAGCGAGGGCTTTGATAATGTCCTGAGGGGGACCACTCAAAGCGTCGTAAGAGTAGGACATAACCACTTGTCCAGCCTTTCCTCCATCGGAGAAAACTGAGACGAGCGGCTTGTACGTGAACTTGAGGGCTAGGAGCTCGTACTTCTCGTACAACTGCGCCATAGGCACAATAAATTGGAAGCAACTCCCCGAAGAGCCTCTTGGGTTGTCAGGATCAACTGGAATTCCAGGTTGAACAACAAACTGGTTTGTGATCTCAAATCCGTTGGAGTCAACTGTGACATTACCAATCATTTCCGTTTCCGTAATGACTGGGTATTGTCCGCCATTAACCAAACCAGGTTGCACCGTGCGGGTTGAACTCTTTGCAAGCTTGATTGTCTTGGCAATCTTAGCTTTAGGGAGAGTCCGCATGGTCTGACCAGCACCGTACTGCTGAGAACCAGAATTGACATTGTTCGTATGGATATTAAAATCCAAGAACCTAGCCTTCTGTCCTTTGTTCAAAGCAGCCCACTCTTTCTTCGGCATGCCTTTCGGTCTTTGGGCTTGGCCCTTCATGATAGAATTTT